ATCAACACATCTCTTACCATCAGCAGACTACACTAAGCATACACCCTTTGTATTTGCAGGTCCTGACCAGTTCAAGCATGATACATCTATTGACATTTTTACTGCATACAAGTATTATATCAATAGCAAACCATGGGTCTCAAGTAATTATCTTCGTGACCCACACAGAAAACCTTATTGGGTATCCTAAATTATGAATGAATTTCTTTGGGTAGAAAAGTATCGCCCCAAGAATATTGAGCACTGTATCCTACCAAAGGAGTTAAAGGATACACTAAAATCCTTTGTTGATAAAGGTGAGGTTCCTAACCTCCTATTGTGTGGCACTGCAGGAATTGGTAAGACTACAGTTGCCAAAGCATTATGTAACGAACTAGGTGTAGACTACTTAATCATTAACGGTTCTGATGAAGGTAGATTCCTAGATACTGTACGTAATACTGCAAAGCAATTTGCATCAACAGTCTCACTAACATCAAGTGCAAAACACAAAGTCATCATCATTGATGAGGCAGACAATACCACCCACGATGTCCAGTTACTCCTTCGTGCTTCTATTGAAGAGTTCCAGAATCATTGCAGGTTCATCTTTACCTGTAATTTCAAAAACAAGATTATCGAACCCCTTCATTCTCGTACAACCGTTATCGATTGCAATACACGTGGAAAGGTTAAACAGGAAATCGCTAGTCAATTCTTTCAGAGGTGCCGTGGAATTCTTACTGCAGAAAACATACAGTTTACTGATGCGGTGGTCGCTGAAGTCGTCCAGAAGTTCTTCCCAGACTTCAGACGCACCCTCAACGAACTCCAAAGATATTCAGCGTCGGGAACTATCGACACTGGCATTCTGGCGTCGCTAAGTCAAGTACGTCTTGACAAACTTATCGGTGCATTAAAAGCAAAAGATTTTGGTGCTGCCCGTAAATGGATTGTTGCTAATCTAGACAACGACCCTAACGCTATTCTACGAACTGTCTATGATAGTTTGTATGGTTCACTTGCTCCTGCAAGTATACCTCAAGCGGTATTGATTATTGCTAAGTATCAATACCAATCAGCATTTGTTGCTGACCAAGAAATAAATCTCTTAGCAGCACTGACCGAAATTATGGTTGAGTGTAACTTTAAATAAGCAAACTTATGAGCATTATGAGCAAACGTGAAAAACTGAGAGCACAGGTAAAGTCCAGATTTTATTATCTGTTCTGGGGTGCAGCAACTGTCTCTGTATTTGCAGGACAATTATATGTTGGTAATGGATTTCGTAGGATGGCAGAATCAAATGACGCTATCTCTGCTGACATAAATCTATTAGTAGAGAGTATAATATTAGTTCCTGACTCACCGCAGTCTATCTATCCAGATAGCATGGTTGTACGATGAAAAAATCAGAACTAATTCATTGGCGATTGCAAGCAATGCTAAGAGAACATAGTTTTAGTGACCTAGCATACCTAGGTGTAAGAAATGATAGCGTTGGCATACCACAACATTGGTACAACATAGGTGGCAATGAGGTGCCAGTAGATGCTATAACTGAATTAGAAACAGCAGAAGAATGAAGTCTCTCAAAACACCACTGCGTTATCCTGGCGGAAAGTCAAGAGCAACAGTAAAACTATGTCAATGGTTACCTAATGATATTACTGAATATCGGGAACCATTTTTAGGTGGTGGTAGTATGGCGATTGAGATAACAAAAAGATATCCAAACATACCTATATGGGTCAATGACCTGTACGAACCATTATATAATTTCTGGATACAACTCCAGTGTAATGGTGAAGAGATGTCAAGAGAACTTAAGGCACTCAAGACACAATACGATACACCAGATAAAGCAAAAGAATTATTTTCATTATCCAAGGAGAAACTAAATGATAGCAAGACCACCAACGAAGAGAGAGGTGTTGCTTTTTATGTTATTAACAAGTGCTCTTTCAGCGGTCTCACTGAAGGTTCTTCTTTTTCATCCCAAGCATCAGAGCAGAACTTTTCCTTACGTGGCATCGAGAAGTTACCCGCATATGAATATCTCATTAAAGAATGGAAGATTACCAACCTAGACTATGCGGAACTAGGTTCAGATGAAGATAAAGTATTCATCTATGCAGACCCCCCTTATGATATAAAGGATGCTTTGTATGGTCATAAAGGTGACAAACACAGGGGATTTGACCACGCAAGGTTTGCAGATATCATGGATGAGCAATTATGCAATGTTATGATATCATATAATAACCACGAAGATATCATACAAAGATTTCTAGAGTGGTCTCAGTATGACTATGCTCATACTTACACAATGAGGTCTACAGGTACATACATGTCAGACCAAACAAAACGACGTGAACTTATTTGTCTTAATTATGGAAGCAGCATCACTAGGAGTCCGAGTCTTACCTAGCGGGTATTGTCAACTATACAATACTCGTAGAGGTGGACTATCTACATTTGCACCTAACTCATCCACAGCAATCATCATGGGTGAAGAAGTGCATGTGCAAACTAAGAGTGGACGCACACAGATTTATAGAATCAATAATAATAGAACAGGTGTCGTAGGTCCTATCAGAACATTCTAATGAAACTTGAACTAAAGGACTGGTTGAACTCTATCAACTACACCAAAGACAACTTGATTGAAGAAGACCTTGATGCAATCAAGTCGTACCCACCATACATTATTAACAGGTGTTTGTCTGGACATTTGGATAGTGTCTTGTTTGCAAATGAAATGAATCGCTATGTAAACTTGGACAAGGATTTACAGTATGCCTTCTTGCTAAATACTTTGAGAAAACGGAAACGTTTTTCCCCTTGGTTGAAGAAGGAACAAGTCGAAGACTTGGACCTAGTCAAAAAACACTATGGTTATAGTAACGAGAAAGCAAAGGTCGCATTAGCTCTTCTACCCAAAACCCAAATTGAACTTATTCGTAAAAAACATGACATGGGAGGTCAAAGATGACTGCGATTACTGAGGAAGTAAAGTGGACTACCGAATCTATGGTAGAGGTAGGTCTTAGAGAACCAGATGATTTTCTCAAAGTGAGAGAAACACTGACAAGAATTGGGGTAGCATCCCGTAAAGAAAAGAAGTTATATCAATCATGTCATATACTGCATAAGCAAGGCAGATATTACATTGTACATTTTAAGGAACTGTTTGCACTAGACGGAAAGAAGGCAAACTTGTCACTTAACGACGTACAACGTAGGAATCGTATAGTACAGTTGCTAGGTGATTGGGGACTTGTATCTATATCATCCAAGGAAAGTATTGCAGACGTAGCACCTTTAAGTCAGATAAAAGTTCTTGCTTATAAGGAAAAGGGCGACTGGACATTAGAGTCTAAGTATAACATCGGTAAGAAGAAAGAGGATTAACCGTAACTAAGGATACGGTATATACCATATACGTTTTTCATAGTGCATGTTTAAATAATAGTGTGATGCCGAAAGGGTCACACAATTTAAACTCGCTTATTCAAGGAGAACTATGATGAACATTCAGAGGTACAGTGCTGCCGATTTACCCGCACTTTTTGACGCTATACAAAAACATAGCATAGGACTAGATACCTACTTCGATAAAATTAATGACATTCGAGGAAGTGTAACTTATCCACCATATAATTTAATTGAGGTAAGTAATGTTGAATCCAGATTGGAAATCGCACTCGCAGGATTTAAAGAAGAAGAAATCAAAGTATATACAGAAGAAGGAAAATTATTTGTGGAGTCTAATCGCAAAGAAGAGACCGAAGAATGCAACTGCATCCATAGAGGAATTGCTAGACGGAACTTCTCTAGGTCGTGGACGCTCTCAGATGATACGGAAGTTAGACAGGTCGTATTTGCCGACGGACTCCTCACAGTGGAATTGGGGAAGGTAGTTCCAGAGCACCATAAGCGTAAGGATTACATCTAACTAATAAGCAGGGATTGACAAACATCAGTCCCTGCTTTATAATATAAGCATCAATTGATAAATTATGGCAAAGAAGAAAACACCTATCAATGTAACTCCACCGCCACAGGCAGAAGCATTGGTAAAATCTGAGCGAGTAAAAGTTGTTATCTTATCTAATGGTGACAACGTTATCGCAGACGTACAAGAAGCAACTCATAAGGATACTGGAGAGCGTCAAGCATATATCTTAAATTTTCCATACAGAGTTGACTACGAACAACCTAAGTTAGACAACACAGGTATAGTAACTGACCCAGAGGTCAAGGTGCACTACTCACCTTACTGTCCTTTGACACCAGAATATAGAATACCAATCAATCCTGCTATGGTATTGACCATCCTAGAACCTGTACCTAGTTTGCGTGATACATATATCACTAACGTACAGAAAATGGGTGGAAGCGTAGAATGAGTGTAAAACTTTTATTATTAAAATCAGGCGAAGAAGTTATTACTGAAGCAAAAGAAATCATAGACCCTGCATCACAGCAACCTATAGGTTTCAGTTTGCATAAACCCTTCAGATTAGATATTGTATCTGATGATGGAGGTATTGTTTTTGACAGCAACAAAGGATATCAAGTATCATGGTTTCCATGGGCACCTTTGAGTAAAGACAAAGACTTCTTTCTTCCTGCACATCATGTGCTCACAGCATATGAACCTTTGGATACTATTGCAGAACAATATGTCCAAGCAATCAAGGAAGAAAACTATGAGGAAAACTTCAAGCGTCATGAAGAACGAATCGCTGGAACTACCAGTGACATAGACATGCAAAAACTATTTGACGACGCAGAACAATTACTAGAGGATGATGATGCAAGTAGCACTAATATTACTTAAGAGTGGCATTCAATTAATAACAAAGGCAGAACAACTAGAAGAAGAACCTAGTTGTCATATGCAAGACCCATACCTTATCAAAGAGGATGGTACTCTAGAACCATGGCCACGTTATACAACTGACACAGACGTATTGCTATATTCCGAAACCATTGCTACAATAGTCAAACCAACTTCTGAAATTAAAAAGAAGTACGAGACAGTAACTAAATGAGTTTCTACACAAACGTACAACTTGTTGGTGACAACTTGCTTTATATTGGATACGAGGATGGACAACGTATTCAACGTAAGTTCAAGTTTTCTCCGACACTTTTTGTTGTCACGGATAAAAAAACTAAACACAAAACACTGGACGGTAGGTATGCTAAACCTATCAGGTTTGAGTCTGTCAAAGAAGCACGCTCATTTATAGACAAGTATAAAGAAGTACAAAATTTCGAGGTTCATGGTTATGACAGGTATCTCTATCAATTCATATCGAAAGAGTTTCCGTCGGAGATTGATTACGAGATTAAAGGTCTTAAAATTACATCTCTTGATATTGAAGTGGCATGTGAAAATGGGTTTCCTAACGTGCAGGAATGCTCGCAACCTCTTCTTAGCATTACAGTACAGGACTATATCACACGTAAGATCAAAGTATGGGGTACCAAACCGTATACAAACAATCGTGATGACGTTGAGTATATACTATGTGACGGTGAAGAACATTTGCTCAGTAGTTTTCTTGACTATTGGATTGCTAATTTCCCAGATATTCTCACGGGGTGGAACGTAGAACTATACGATATTCCTTACATTTGTGGTCGCCTAGAAAGATTGTTTGGCGAGAAACAAATGAAACAAATATCGCCATGGGGAATTGTTTATAGGAATGACATAGAGATTAAGGGTCGTCAACAGATTGTGTACGACGTATATGGCATAAATGTCATGGACTATATGGACTTGTATAAAAAGTTTACATATACCAATCAAGAATCCTATCGTCTAGACCACATTGCATTTGTAGAACTAGGTCAAAAGAAACTCGACCACAGTGAGTTTGAAAACTTCAAACAGTTCTATACAAATGACTGGCAAAAGTTTATTGATTACAACATCCTCGACGTGGAATTAGTCTTGCGTCTAGAGGAGAAAATGAAACTGATTGAACTTGCTGTTGCACTAGCATATGACGCCAAGGTAAACATCAGAGACGTGTACTTCCAAGTACGCATGTGGGATACCATCATATATAATTTCTTGAAGGACAAAGGTATCGTTGTCCCTCCTGCAAAACGTTCAAGTAAAGACGAAAAATACGAAGGTGCTTATGTCAAGGAACCGAAACCAGGACGCTATAATTGGGTGGTTAGTTTTGACCTCAATAGTCTGTACCCTCATCTCATTATGCAGTATAATATTTCCCCAGAAACCCTCATTGAAAAGAGGCATCCATCCGCTACAGTTGCTAGAATACTCGGACAGAAAGAACAGGTAGACTCACGCTATGCACTGTGTGCAAATGGTGCACAATACAGGAAAGACATACATGGTTTCTTGCCTGAGATTATGCAAAAGATATACAATGAACGTGTGCAGAGTAAGAAACTCATGCTCATGGCAAAACAAGCATATGAGAAGACACCTACTAAGGAATTAGAAAAGTCTATTAGTAAATACAACAACATACAGATGGCACGTAAGATTCAATTGAACAGTGCCTATGGTGCCATTGGTAATCAATACTTCAGATATTACAATCTACGTAATGCTGAAGCAATTACCATGTCAGGTCAGGTGTCTATTCGTTGGATAGAACACAAGATGAACAAGTTTCTAAACAACTTACTAAAAACAACAGGAGAAGATTATGTTATTGCTAGTGATACTGATAGTATCTACCTCAACTTGGGTCCTATGGTCGAGACTGTATACAAAGGGAGAGAAGCGACTGATAAGAGCATTGTTACGTTCATTAATAAGGTCTGTGAAATGGAACTTGAGAAGTATATTACGAGTTCTTACGAAGAATTGGCGAGTTACGTCAATGCGTACGAACAAAAGATGATAATGAAACGTGAGAACATCGCTTCTACTGGTATCTGGACTGCAAAGAAAAGATATATGCTCAATGTTTGGGACAGTGAAGGTGTTCGTTACGACAAACCTAAACTTAAAATGATGGGTATTGAAGCGGTCAAGTCTTCTACACCCATGCCATGTCGTAGTGCTATTAAGGAAGCAATTGAGGTAATGATGACAGGCACAGAAAAAGAGTTGCTATCCTTTATAGATAGATTCAGAGATAAATTCAACTCGTTACCACCCGAAGACATTGCATTTCCTAGGTCTGTTAATGGACTACGCAAATTCAAGGCGTCAACAACCGTGTATTCAAAGGGATGCCCTTTACATGTTCGTGGAACTTTGTTATATAATTTTTACATCGCAAAAAACAAACTTGAATACAAATATCCACTAGTTCAAGAAGGAGAAAAAATTAAATTTGTTTACCTTCTGCGTCCAAATCCACTTGGCAATGAGAACGTTATATCGTTTCTCAATACGTTCCCCAAAGAATTAGACCTTGAGGGGAGTATAGATCGTGATGCCCAGTTTAAGAAATCATTCTTAGACCCTTTACGAATCATCACAAATGTGATAGGATGGGATACGGAGAAAGTCCCTAATTTAGAATTTTTATTTGCATGACATCATCATTTTTATCTGAGGTAGTTAAGACTATCGACAACGAATACGCAGGACTTTTATCTGAGGGTGGCGTAGGTGACATTGAATCATTTGTAGACACAGGTTCATATATTTTTAACGGTCTATTATCAGGTAGTATATACGGTGGCATACCATCAAACAAAATTACTGCACTAGCAGGAGAATCAGGTACAGGTAAGACATTTTTCTGTCTTGGTGTTGTACAAAATTATCTAAAAGAAAATCCTGATGCGGGTGTTGTTTACTTTGAGAGTGAGGCAGCAGTAACTAAACAAATGATTGACGAACGTGGCATAGATGGTTCACGTATGGTCTTAGTTCCTGTTACTACCGTACAAGAATTCAGAACACAATCTATACAAATTCTAGATAAATATTTGAATCAACACAAAGATGAACGCAAACCTATGATGTTTGTGCTAGACTCTTTAGGAATGCTTTCAACCTCAAAAGAGTTGGCAGATTCTGCAGAAGGTAAAGACACACGTGACATGACTCGTGCTCAAGTGGTCAAGGCAATCTTCCGTATCCTTACCTTAAAATTAGGTAAAGCAAATGTCCCATTACTTGTTACAAATCACACTTATGATGTCGTCGGTGCATACATCCCCACAAAAGAGATGGGGGGCGGTAGCGGTCTTAAGTACGCTGCTTCTACAATCATTTATCTATCGAAGAAAAAAGAAAAAGACGGTAAAGATGTCATTGGAAATGTTATCAAAGCAAAGGCTGCTAAGTCGCGTCTAACAAAGGAGAATGCAA